AAGTGGGAGAAGGCAAATATTATTCGGCTGCGATTGGTCAGGTGTTAGGTCGTCTGGCGACTTGCCCGGTCAATATCTCACTTGCCCGTGTCCGTGATGGAAGCATTGCTGCGGAAGGCTGGCTGACGGACGGCAAAAAGCCGGAAGAGGATTACAGCCTCTGGAATGCCCTGCACGATGCCGGTTATATCTTTTACCGCACGTTTATCGGAAAGAACGGGTATTACCTGAACTATGACGCGACTGCGGTAGCGACAACGGACGATTACAACCGCCTTTCCTTGACCCGTGTCATCCAGAAGGCATTGGTGATATGTTATAAGACATATATCGATGAAATCATGGACAGCATCGCGGTTGACCCGGAAACCGGGCAGTTGCAAATATTACGAACAGCTGCTTATCCGTAATGTCAATGTGAATATGGAAGGTGAAATTTCCGGTTTCAACGCTTATGTGGATCCGAAGCAGGATTTGATATCAACCAATGTCCTGAAGATACAGGCAAAGATTGTTCCTACGGCCCTGCTGAAGGAAATCAATGTGGACTTATCGTTTAATAATCCTTATAACAAAAGTGAATAATGGCAACATTCAATTCTAAAGAATATGATTGGACAACCGTGACAGTCGTCCTTTTGGGCAAGCCGGTTGAAGGTATCCGCGGTATCGAATACAAGTCCAAACGTGCAAAGGAACTCCTGTTTGCCTCCGGCAAGAAGGCGCGCGGCATACAGATGGGCAAGAAGGAATATGAGGGCACGATTACCGTGCTCCAGTCCGAACTGATTGCCATGCAGACGGCCGCAAAGGCCAAGGGGTATGATGATGTTACCGATTTGGAGTTTGACATCATTGTTTCCTATATCTCGGAGACCGGTGTCGTACAGACGGACAAAGTCGTTAACGCATCCATCACGGAAGCGCCGAACAGCATCAAAGAGGGCGACCTTTATTCGGAACATGCGCTTCCCTTTATCGCCTGTGACGTGGAATATAATGTGGTATAACTATAATAATGTATAGAACTATGAACGAAAAAGACAATAACAAGACAATCACCCCCGAACAGATTGAATCCTGGAAAAAGAAATGGGGCGACGTATTTTGTGTCACCGTCAGCGACAAGGTGGCTTATTTGAAACGCCCGAGCCGACAGGCTCTCAGCGCGGCTGCCGTTGTCGGGAAGAATGACCCGATGAAGTACAACGAAATCCTACTCGGCAACTGCTGGCTGGCGGGTGATGAAGAGATCAAGACGGATGATGCCCTGTTCCTGGGCGTATCCACGAAACTGGGCGAACTGGTTGAAGTAAAGGAGGCGGAGCTAAAAAAGTTATAAAAGGAACTGCCGTGGCGGAGAAACCCGGCTGGCTGTTCCTTTCGGACGCCTTGATCCGCCACTGGCTGCACCTTGACCCCTCGGCGCTCGGCGATGAGGAATGGGCTCTTCAGGTCAGGATGGCCGAATGGGTAAAAATCGACTTCATTAACAGCATAGGCAAATTATGGCAAACAAAATAGAATACATCTTTTCCCTGCGTGACCAGATCAGTGCAAGACTGGGAAGCATTACGGCGACCTCGGACAGAACCGTGGCCGCCCTTTCAGGCGTACAGGATAAGGTGCGGTCTGCGGACAGCGTTTGCCGTGACACGGGAAG